GAAAGGATGACCAATGGTAGATTTAAGCGAAACAAGAGTAAAGATAGATGAAATAGACAGGAAGATTATCTCCTTATTTAACGAGAGAATGAAGCTTGCAGATGATGTTGCCAACTATAAAATAGCCACAGGAAAGCCTGTATATGATGCTGTCCGTGAAAAAGAGAAGCTTCTAGTTATAGAGGGCTTTGGATGGGATGATTTTAGCAAAACAGCCCTAAGGGAGTTATTTACTCAGATTATGTCAATAAGCCGCAAGTATCAGTACAGGAAGATTGCAGACGTATCCAAAACTTCTTCTTCCGTTACTTCCTATTCATCAGATAACATAGGCTTCTTTGGGGGCAGCGGTACCTATACTGAAAGGGCTATGATGGACTTCTTTGGAAATGATACCAAGGCAAAATCCTTTGACAGCTTTAAGAAAGTCTGTGAGGCTGTAGGTAATGGAAGTATAGAGTATGGTGTGCTTCCTATCGAAAACTCCACCACAGGAAGCATATCAGATATCTACGACTTACTTATGGAGTATGAGGTTCATATATTAGGAGAGGCAATTGAGCCTATTGATCATGCTCTCTTAGGACTGCCTGCGGCAAACCTCGTTGACATAACAGAGGTATATTCACACCCTCAGCCACTGCTGCAGTGTTCGAATTTCCTCACAAAATACCCTGACTGGAATACCTTTGCCTATGGAAGCACCTCAAAAAGCGCACTAAAGGTGAAAAATGACGGCAAGTTAAATCAGGCCGCCATTGCAAGCAGGGCAAATGCAGAGTTCTACAGGCTTAAGGTACTTGCAGAAAACATCGCCAATGACACCCTTAACGCTACCCGCTTCATAGTAATAGGAAAAGGCGGTAACTACCTTGAAAATGCTGATAAAATTAGCATTAGTTTTGAGATCCCTCATAAAACCGGCTCACTTTACAGCATACTTTCAAACTTCATATACAACAATACCTAAGAAAGCATTACTTGATACTTCATTGTCTTTACGTGCTAAGGGGTTTTATGCTTGTATGATGTCCGGGATTGAGGTAGAAGATGAAAATGCTTTCAATGAATTGCTTGAAAATGGTTACATTGAGTTAAAGAAGAATGAATATGTTTTACTAATTTCTCCAATAGCCAAGAAAGAAAAAGTTGAAGATGTATCAGATATGCCTTTCTACACTGAACCAAGCAAGAAGTTAAAGACTAAAAAGAAACCACTACCACAAGTAATTGCTGAGTGTGTAAATGCATTTACAACCGATGAGAATGAACGAACACAGTTGATGAGATACTTTAATTTACGACTTAATCCACCAGAAGATTCAAAGTTCTATGGAAATAGACTAAAAGGAAAGCAACAAGTTATCAATGCACTTAACTCTCTTAACGATTGCCCTACTCGAATTGAAAGTATTATTCAGAGTATTGATAAGGGTTGGATGAAGTTCTACCCATACCATAAGAATAACTATAAGAAGAGTAGAGATAATACAGTTAGTTCTTCTTTTACAGAAGAAGAATTGATGAGTATTAGAGATAGTAAGGAGACATTTTAGCCTATGGAAAGAAACGATTTGTGCTGGTATAAAGACATCTGTAAGTTAGATTGTCATAACTGTGTAAGATATAGAACAATTGTAGATATGTTAGAACGGTCTGAATTACCAAAAGCACAATGGTATCCAGATAGACTAACTCCTACAACAGAAGAAGATAAGAGAACATTTGGAAAGTTAAAGGATATTCAACGTAAGATAGATAAGTATATTGAACATGGATATAATTTCTTTCTAGGTTCTATTGAAAGTGGTACAGGAAAGACTACTTGGGCTATTAAGTTAATGCTCAGTTATTTTGATAAGAAGTGGAGTACATCTGGAATTGATTCTGTAGGATTATTTGTTCATGTACCTACTCTATTAAGACAATTAAAGAACTTTAGTAATCCAGTGTCAGATGAGTATATTGAAAAGATTAAAGAGAGTGATGTTGTAATCTGGGATGATATTGCAACAACTCCTCTAACTGACTATGAATACAATCAATTATTGGTTTTGATTGATAGTCGAACGATTAATAAGAAATCAAACATTTATACAAGTAATGTTGTTTCAAAGGATGAACTATTAAAAGTATTGGGAGCTAGATTAACCAGTAGAGTATATAATTCTTCTATTGTTGCAGTATTTACTGGAAAAGATGTACGTGGAATAGTGTTGTAGGGGGATAGGGTCATGATTGAGTTACAGTATTTAAGTAAATTAATTATTTCAAAAGAATATAGTTTATTATCTGCTAGTGGCATTGGTGTAGACCATTTCCCTAACTATTCTAAAGAATATGAGTTTATTAAAGCACATTTTGATAAATATAACACTATTCCAGATATAGCAACATTCCAAAATAAATTCCCTGATTTTAAACTTATTCAAGTAAGTGAATCTGATGATTACTTAATTAGTGCCATTAGAGAATCCTACACGTATAATCGTGCAAGAGAGATTTTAACTAAGGCAGAAGATTTAGTGAATGAAGATAGTAACATTGGTGTTAATTATATTATTAAAGAGTTGAGTGCTTTACCTACAAACTTTGGTGTAGTTGGTGAAGATATTATCCATGATGCTGAAAAGCGATATGAAACATTAATTGACAGAAAGAATAATAGAGATAAGTACTTCTTTAAAACAGGTCTTACTGAACTAGATATGGTAACAGGTGGTATCCAACGTAAAGAAGAGTTTATCCTACTCTTTGCAAGAACTAACCAAGGTAAGTCTTGGATTAGTCAGAAGATTGCCATTTCTGTTTGGGAACAGGGATATAATGTAGGTTATTTCTCTCCTGAAATGTCAGGTGAATCTATTGGGTATCGTTTTGATACAATGTACAAGCATTTCAGTAATAGCATGTTAGTCAATGCCATAGATGTGGGGGATGAAGAAGCTGTCTATAAACAGTATATCGAGGATTTAAGAAAGCATAAAAATAAATTCTTGGTAACTACTCCTAAGAGTTTTGGTAAGGATACGACTGTTTCCGCTATTAGAAGTTGGATACTTGAAAATAAGTTAGATTTCTTAGTTATTGATGGAATGACATACTTGAAGAATGAACGTGGTAGAAGTAAAGAAAATACTACTGAAAGACTTACAAGTATTAGTGAAGATATTATGGAATTATCAGTTGAAATTGGTGTTCCTATTATTGGGGTTGTACAAGCAAATCGTGAGGCTGCTGGTGATGATGTTATTACTGCTCCTACACTAGAAACAGTACGTGGTAGTGATGGATTTGCACATAATGCATCCAAAGTATTCTCTATGAGAAAGACATCTAATACATTAGAGTTGGCAATTCTAAAGCAACGTAATGGTGTTGTAGGTAATAAACTATTGTGGGATTGGGATGTTGATAAGGGTTTCTTCCAATATAAGCCTAACAAAGCAAGTGGTTTGGAACAACATGATGCAGAAATTAGCGGAGAACTAACAAGTAAATTTAATGATTCATCAGAGTTTACTGATGTATTCTAAAAGATATGAAAAAGTTTTCAAAAGTAGATACTAGGGTATTTACTTTTTCTTTTTGGTGTGATATACTATGAGAAGATAGGATAGGAGTAATTTACTAATGAAAAGAAAGAATGAATTTGACTTAAACAAGATTTATGAAGTAAGTACATCAAAGCAGGTTATTTCTGCATACTTAGACAGCTTTGGGATTGAAAAGGTTCATTTCAAGGCTTTTGAGTACGAAACAAAGAAGAATATTGACATTTACGTTGATTTTGCTACGATTTCTTTGATTGCAAATGATATTGCTAGTGGCAGACTATTTAAGATGGTTCAAGATAAGGGATACCAAATTGTAATCAATGGTGTTCCAAAGTCTAAGAATAGAGACGGAAAGCCAGAATCAAGAAAGATGTATGTAGCTTCTTATAAGAATAAGTTATATGTAAATACATCTATTGGAAATGGTAAAGTAACAGAAACTGGTGCGATTATCCCAGATGGGGAACCAGATACAAAGATTAGTGTAGGAATGGACTATGAGAACTTCTGTCGTTTATTCTTATACACACATGACGTAGTACGTGCATATTTACCAAAGATGATTATTGAAATGGTGAAGAGTGCTGAAACAAATCGTGAAAACAGCAAGTAAGTAAATTTGAAAGGTAGGGAATTGATAGAGTGAACATAACAGAATTGTATAAGCAAGAGCTGAACTATTGGAAAAAGCAAAATATAAAACTGTTTGGAGTAGAACCTATTGATGAAACCTTACCTTTTTCTGATATACAAGCAATCATAGATGAGTGTTGTTCAAAGTATTGGAACAGTGATAAACCATGTAAACTCGTAAGACACCTAAACTCCTCTGATAGATTAGATAGAGATGTAGCAAAGAGAAAACCTAATAGTTTTCAATTAAAGCTAAATGTCAGAAACATGTGTATTGACATGTATGCTGAATATGATGATAAGGGAAAGTATAAGTTATGTAAGATTGGTGCTTTCCCTACTCCTTCAAATGATTTATCTTGGATAGTTAATCATGCACACTATACGCCAAGAATTACTGCACTAAGAGATTTATATACAATCATTAGTAAGGTTGATGAGAATACAATCATCGGTGAAGGTTGGAAGTACTTTATTGATAAAGATGAGTTTACTGTTTTGGTAACAAAGAATGTGTTTGAACCAGATAATGATGTTATCTTCAATTCACAATTATCTTATAGAAGTAAGTGCTTATTACAGGCATTTTTGGATAAGGAACTAACTGCAGGTACATTTAAAGAGGCTATGAGAAATATGCCAATCATTCCTAATGATAGTGTATTTGCTTTTAAGTATATGCGGTTAGAGTACTTTGAAAACATTATCTTCAAGGGTACAAAGTTTGCTAAACCATTAACAGGTCAATTACTTGGCATTAACCGAATGTTTGTTAGTCCTAAGAAGTTGTTTAGTGAAGGTGGAAACTTATTAGATGGTGCATTAACTGCAACCACTTCTAAGATTGAAGCATTAGAGAGCTTTAGAACTGTATGTAATATCTACAGGTCTGATACAGGATATAAACCTGCCTTTACTTATGATGATACTATTGGTATCTTTGATAGTTTTAGAACTGTTACATCTGGTGAGGCTGGTAGACAAAGACTTTTACTAGATAATGTATTTGTAAGACATGGAATGTTGTATATCACAGAAGAAGGTAAGAAAGAACAAAACTTCTTTTATTACTACAAGAAACCACAGGAGATTAGACTATCTTGTTTATCTTCTGCTCCATTCTGTAATAATGATAAGGCAAAGCGTATCATGATGAACGCTAAACTAACTTCTCAATCTGTACCATTAGAGGAAGAAGTTGATGGTATGTCTCACAGAATACTGGCAAGAGTTGGGTTCTGTGATTTGGGTGGATATTCTTATGCAGATAGTATTATTATCTCCGAGAGTTTTGCAGAGAGATTACGTACAAAGGGTAGTAAGGTTTTCTACATTCAAAGGGGTAGTGAACAAGAACAAGCACTAGTATATAATCGTATTGAAGAACTATTTACAAAGGGTGAGATTATTGGTGAAGCCTATGAGAACCTTAATGTAGATAGAGTTGAATATATTGAAGATATTATTAGAGTATTTGTATCTTGGGAAATTCCATTTAGATTAGGTGATAAGATTACTAACTTACATGGTGCAAAAGGTACTGTTGGACTAATTCTTCCTGATGATAAAATGCCAAAACTGTTAAATGAGGTTGGTAATATGGAAGCAGGCCCATTGGAGATAATCATTTCTGGGTTTAGTACTACTAGACGTGTTTCATTAGGACAAATCTTTGAGGCTTGGTCTCTTGCTAGTGGAATTGAATTTAAACAAGGTGAGGACTTTGCATCTATCGCAGTAGAACGTTATCAGAAAGAAATGAATGAGTATGCAGAGAAGTCTATTGTTGAATATAATGGAGAACAAATGTGTATTCCATTAGGTCTTAATAATATTATGAGAATACATCATCATGCTTTTACTCATATTTCTCCAAGTGGTCTAAGATTTGGTGAAATGGAACTATTACACCTAGCGGCAAATGGCTGCACAGCAATTATGAAAGAATTAGACCTAAGAAGTAATAGAATGGACTACAGTTCAATGACATTACAAAGAACTAGAGAACTGCCTGATACGATTGGTAAACCACGTTTGGCGATTGAAGATAGTTTTAAGGTTCTTGGATATGAACTTGACTATGAAGATGTGGGGGATGAAACTGATGAAGATAAAGCGTTTAGTGATTGAAGATAATCCTACAAGAGAAGTTACCTCATCACGATTATTTGAGAAATCTGTGGTACAAAGAAATGGGGAATTTGCCTTTGATGAAAATGGCATATTTAGTTATAAAATCTTCCCTAGATATGTAGACCATAAACTTAATACAGACTATGGTTATATTGACTTTGGAGAATTATGTATTCCTAGATATTCTCTTACAAATAAGTCTGAATTGTTTAGAGATTTATTACATTACAATGGGTTTATCTATGATGGAGAATATGTTAAATTAGACCTATCAAGTGATTTAACAAAATATGATACTTCAAAGATGTTAATTGGCAAGGAAGCATGCCTTGCAGTTTTTGGCATGACAGAGGAAGAATATAACTTAAATGTACAAAGTAAGATTTGTGTAATTCATCCAAAATACAGACCACCAATTAAAGATAAGGTAACAGGTAAATATCATCTATCCAAGATTAATCAAGCATATATTGATATTATTCGTCTTAAAAATAGATATGACTTTTACTGTGCAGAAATTCAAGAACGAGATATTTGGTTTGAGTTAGCAGTTAAAAACCATATTATCAGCCACTTAGAGATAATCTATAATCAATTGATTTCCCTTATGCAAGATGGTAAACGTAGTAAGGTGCAATTAGAGTTAAAAGGTCATCCTGTAGATGGTATGTGTAGAGCAGTTATTACAAACAACTTCTCACTTGATGAAGATGTGGTATTGATTGGAAGTTACTTTATTAAGTATTTGTATCCTAACTTATATAACAAATATACAGTACTTGGTATTACGGATATTGATGCTGTTAATAGTGAATTACTTGAGGGTGAATACTATTGTTTATTAAATCGTATGCCAACAATCGGTGCGGGTTCTACAATTGGTATGATTCCTCAATTTAGTGATAAAGATAAGGATAGATATGTGTTCCAATTAAATCCCATTGTAATGGAAGGATTAGCTGGAGATTTTGACGGCGATTCTTTATCTATTGTGGCTTTATATACTAGAGAGGCATGTGCAGAGGCAAAGAAACTGTTGGCAAGTAGGAACTACCTAACTAACATTGATGGAAGTGTTATAAATGGAATATATGAAGATTTGCTATACAGTTTACATAGAATGGTAGAAAAAGAAGAAACTGACGAAGTTGAGAACTTACTTAATAGTTAGGGGTGTACTATGAGAATTGAAAATATGGACATTGGTACAAATATTGATACTTTATTAAGTGAGTTGAGAAGTGATATAACACTCGAACATCGTAATTACTTAGTAAAACCACCTAAAAAGAGTGGTAAGTATAGAATGGTTCAATGTCCTTTTCACAAAGATGGACAAGAAAATACTCCCTCTATGGGTATTAAAGAAGATGGTAGTATCTGCCATTGTTTTACCTGTGGTGCAGTAAAGACAATTCCACAACTTATTACAAAGTGTCTTGATGTTGATGGTACTAACTGGTTACGAGAGAAGTTTGATAGTAGTAATGTTTCTACTAGGTCATGGGGAATAACATTAGAGAGACCAAGTAACACTACAAAGTATGTGGATAAGGAAACTCTCAAATACTTTAATGTAAAGCACCCATACATGTATGAGAGAAAACTAACTGATGATATTATAGAGATGTTTGATGTAGGATATGATAAATACACTAATTGTATTACCTTTCCTGTTAAAGACATCTCTGGTAATATATTATTCTTTGCTAAACGTGCAGTAGATAGAAAGTACTTTCATTATCCAGAGAGTGTAGAGAAACCTTTATATGGTATTTATGAACTCTCTAAAACAAATGCAAAGGAAGTCTATATATGTGAATCAATATTAGATGCTTTATTCATCTGGACTTGTGGTAAATATGCAGTTGCATTGAATGGTCTTGGTTCTTGGGAACAGATAAAAGAGATAGAACAATTACCTCAACGAAAGATTATTTTAGCATTAGATAATGATGAACGTGGTAAAAATGCACGAGAAAAGTTAAAGCAAAGAATCAAAGGGAAGAGTATCTATGAGATAGATTATAATTCCTTTGGTAATTGTAAGGATGTTCAGGATATGACAGTTGAACAGTTTGTTAATGCAAATATTGTTAAGTGTTCAACTCTTTTAGACCGTAGGTAAGTCTGAAAACTAACCATATATAGAAGGAGAGAGAATTTAGTGAAGTTAAGAAAGTTACTAACAGTAGGATTACTTACTTCTACATTGTTAAGTCCATTAACTGCCTTTGCAGAGACAAAGACTAAGGACATTACAGACCCTAATTTCTTAGAGTTTGTAGAACAATTACGTAGAGAAAATCCAAAATTAGAGATTGTGGAAGATGAACCAATCACAGTACACACAGAGGAAGAAGCAAAGCAACGTGAAAGTGAACAAAAGGTTACATTAGAAACAACAAAGACGGAAGTTAATGAAAAGTTAGCAGAGTATGCTGCACAAAAGAAAACCTATGACGAGGCGTTAGAGAAGTATAAGCAGGATAAGATTACATATGATGAATTATGGACTTTATATTCTGCACAAAAGGAAAAGTATGATGCTGATATTGCTAAGAATAAAGAATTAAAGGCTGAGAATGAACGTTTAACTGCTGAATACAATGCTAAGAAACAACAGTATGATACTGATTTAGCAGCATACAATCAACGTAATCAAGAGATTACAGATGCTACAAATCGTAATGAAACAAAGAAAACAACTTGGCAGAATGATGTAGCACGTATTACTGCAAGCAACAAGCAAATCAAGGATAACTATGATAAGCAAGTAGCAGATGCTAAAAAGGCTCATGACCAAGAAGTAACTCGCTATGAGCAAGAAAAGAGTGAGTACGACCAGTTTATTGAAAATAATCCAGTACTATTAGATGGCTCAAGTCGTGGTATTGTAATTCGTGGTACTTACAATGACAGTGCTAGGTCCGTAGATAAGGGAGAAAGTACTGTATATAAGAACTGGTGGATTGCAAATAACCAATCTGCGGTTATGGGTACACCAGATGCATCTCAGATGAATTTCCATAACTATGGTAATGGTAATACTACTGAATATTTCAAGAATGTCTATACAATGTATGACAAAGATAAGTTAGCAGAACTTGGATACGAATATTCTTTAGGTGATATTGGTGTTACTAACCAAACGACTATGAATATCACTTATAAGGATTCTCGTGTAACAGAATATGATAACCAATATGGTCATAACTATAAGTTAGTTGCACAAGGTCAAACAGTTGATGGATTCTTACGATTTGATTTACATAATCTTGGAACAACTGCTAGTGGAAAGAAGATTTCTGCCCATGTAACAGTAAGTAAGTGGCATCAAACACGTGCAAGTGCAGTATATACATTCCGTAAGGATGGCACACTTGGTGCATTTGAAGATGGCGCAAGAGCAACATATCAGTTCTATGACGAAGAAACTGGGCAACCAATTAAGTTAGTTCGTATGTTCGTTTTAGGTGACTTAGAAGCAGGAGAGAACCTTGGTGTTGCATCTAACGATATTGTTAAGGCAACTGTACCTATCGCACCTTCAGATAAGGCTCGTGGTGTTACAGAAGGACAGGAAGGTTACACAAGAGTTCAACAGATGAATGACTATACTGCATGGACATATGGTGATGAACATATGGCGAACCTTAACCACTCAAATCTTCCTAATGACCCTGCTACTGTAGGTAATAACTACTCTGTACAACGTGGTATCAGTATTGGTATCTTCACAGGTGATACAGTTACTGCTTCATGGAGTGGTGCCGGTGGTGGATTTGGATTAAACAACCAATACATCGAGCTTAAGAGTGAACCTACTCCACCAGCAGTTTGGGATGAGAGTTTAATTCCTGCTCCTAAGTATGAGAAAATCCCTGAAGAACCTACATACGAAGAAGTGCCAACTCCACTAGAAAAACCTGTTAAGCCAGAAGAACCTACATTAAATACTATTGTAGAACCAACTGCTCCGGTTGAACCTAATATGGCAAATCCTGTTGCTCCTACAAATGCACCTGCAGAAGTAGAGAATACAGAAGTTAGATTCAGACGTGTTCAGATTGTTCAATATGACACTAACTGGGTTGATGAAGAAGGTAATGTATTAAAGAATAAGGTTACAGGAAACACAACACAAGAACATGGTGATATTGATTCTTATTCTTTCGTTAAGTCTACAACAGACGAAGATGGTAATGTTACACATATCTTCCGTCAGTACACAACTAAGTGGGTTGATGAAGAAGGTAATGAATTAAAGACACCTGTTAAGGGAAATAAGACAGTTGAAATCGGTGATGCAATTCCTCAGTACTACTATGTAGAAACTAAGAAGGATGATAAGGACAATGTTACTTATGTGTTCCGTCAAGTAAAGACTTCTTATGTATCTGAGGGTGATAATAAAGAATTGTCACCAACAGAAAAGGGAACACATCCTGAAAAACCTATTTATGACTACAGTTATACAAAGACAGAAACAGATGATAAGGGTAATGTAACTCATATTTACAAACTCTTACATACTATCTATGTTGATGAAGATGGTCATGAAATTTCCCCTAAAGAAAATGGTCAGAAGAACCAGAAGGATATTCCAGGCTATGCTTATAGAAACACTGAGCCTAACATTACAGAGTGTGTTATCAAACACATCTATCGTCAGGTTAAGACTTCTTGGCAGACAACTACTGGTGTTGAATTAAAGGCATCAGAGAAGGGTGTTAAGGAACATGGTTCATTTACTGGCTACAAGTTGGTGAGAACAGAAACATTAGAAAACGGAGATGTATTACATATCTTTGAAAAGAATGACGATATTCCAACTGGTGTTAATGCCAATGCAGGAATGTTCTCATTAATGGGCATGTTATCACTACTTGGCTTGGGTGCAGTAGTTAAGAACAAGAGAGTGAGAGACTAGTTTTCTCACTCTTTCTCTCATTAGGAGGTACAAGAAAGTGAAACTCGACCAGAGCAATATAAAACCTGATGATAAGGAATTAGCAATATCTGTGCGAAACCATTTAAGAAGTGGTTTATTTGTAATTGGTAATCCTGCACTTGGGTTAAAAAAGACATTAGCACAACTAGAAGAAAAGAAAAATGGTGCAGTTCATGAGGTTACAGATTGGTTAGTTGATGATGTAGAATTAAATACTCAAATCTCATTAACTAAAGCTGGAATTGATGGAGAAACCATGTTATGTGATTATCTATCTACACTTCTAAAATATGATGATAAACTAGAAGGGATTGTAGCCTTTGCCAGTTTATCTTATGAACAAGATAATAATACACTTGACTATATACCTGATACTGATGTATTATTAGTATATGGTAGACATGTTCTTATTTTAGATGCTAAGAATATAAAGGTCAAACCTAATCAGGAATTAGCAATAGAAGGTCAATCTATTATAGAAACTGCTAAGGGTAAAGAAATACTTGAAGTTCACTCTTCTGTACCTATTTGGAAAAAAGTATTCAACAAAGCAAATATTCAGATTGATAGTATTGACGGTATGGTATGTATTGTAGGGAAAACACCTATTACAATCGTAAGAGATGAGATGTGGGAACACTCTACTACAAAACCAATTCATATTGCAGAATTAAGGTCTGTATTACATGAATGGGTATCTGGTAAGGATAATACATTGCGACTAGACATACTTACTGAGGTTGCTAAAGCACAGATAAAAGAAGAAAAGACATTAGGTTTAAACTTGGATGCTATGAAAAAAGAACTAGGTATCTAAGTCTATACACAACAAACATATTCAAGTATGGGAGAAAAATATGACAATTGAATTTGGTTCAAATCGTGTTGGTTTTTACAACGAAACAATTAAAGTTTTAAATGAAAAGAAGTTACGTAGATTAAGCAATCATAAGTCCTTTATAAAAGAGGATACTCCAGTTTTAGTTGCACACAACTTCAATAAGAAAATTCATCGTATTCAGATTAAAGTATTAGATTGGTACGCAGAATCAGAAAACGAACACTACGAAACTGCGCTAATTGATTGTGTAGAAAAAGTAGACGGTCAGATTCGAAAGAGTGAAACTAAGGTATTAAATAAAAAGGGTAAGTAGAATGGTGAGGGAATTTCCCTCACCTATATCCCTGAAGGAGAGTAAATTATTATGGAAATTAAAACGATTGAAGGCAAGGACTATCTTGTTTCTTCTGTAGTTACTGGTAAGTATAGATGGGCAGATACAACTAAACTATTCAATGATATGTTGGAGTTTATCACACTTTTAAGAGAGTATCATAAAAGCGAATTTGTTAAAGAGGGATATGGGTCAAATGTAGAACACATCTACAGAAAGTATAACACAGATTACTTCTCTCCAACATTCGTAAAATCTTTTAATGAAAATCCGTTTGGTTGTCTTATACATGATATTTATAGTACAGGAGAAATGGATGCGAGAGGAATTAACTTTCACAAGGTTATGGAACTGTACTACAAATTACCAAAGGGGGAACGCACTCGTGAAAAGGCAGTAGAACTTACGAAGGAAGTGTGTACTGATGGTAGTTATGAAAAAGTATTAGCATATGTTGATTACTATTTTAACCGACATCTCGACTATCTTGGGGGAGAACTTGATGATAACTCTCTTGAATGTTTGACAGAACACAAAGGAAAGTGTGATATTTTTGTTAAGTCATTAGGAAAGAAACTACCCATGAAAATGAAGTACATCATAGACAGAATTGACTATCGTGATGATAAGATTTATCTCATTGACTACAAGACAGGCTCACCTACTGCTGAGAAGTGCAATGACTTTGACGGTTATTTACCTCAAATGACAATGTACCGTTGGGCGATTGAAAATGAATTTGATATGGAAATTACTAACACTTACTTGAACCTTCCGAAGAAAGTAAAAGATTTCTATGTTAGAGTAAATCGCTCTAAAAAGATTGATGAAGTAGTGTTTAGCATGTGCGAGCAATTTTGTAAACGATACGAGAAATTCAAAAAAGACAGACTTCTATTTCCAAAGCCAATAGGTTGGTGCTATAATCTGAGAGAAAAAGAGATTATCAATAACATGGCAAAGGGAGTAGTTGGTACAGAGGAAGAAATTCTTGTACCATTGGGGGAAACGAATAATGATATTAAAGATTTTATTGTTGGTTAGTATATACCAGTAGAGTATTAAATGATAAATCTGTGAACCTACCATTCTTGATTATTACAGTTAGTGTTGTTATATTAACTACACGTATTGTACTATTAGTATTCTATGATGTTTCAAGAAATGAAAAGAGCGTACCAATTGTAGGTGTATGTAGTATCAACTCTATTGAATGTGTAGACAGTAAAGACAAAAGGTGAAAGCGAGGTGAGAACAATGGAGAAAGCATATAAATATCGTATCTATCCGAATAGAATACAGAAAGAATTGATTGCTAAAACATTTGGTTCGTGTAGATTTGTTTACAACTATTATTTAACAAAACGTATCGAAGTGTATGGGATGAATAAGGAAACGTTCTCGTATGGAAAATGTTCTAATGATATGACCCAACTAAAGTCGGAATTGGTGTGGTTAAAGGAAGTTGACTCTACTGCTCTCCAATCTTCTCTCAAAGACTTAGATATAGCTTACCAAAAATTTTTTAAGGAACATTCTGGTTTTCCTAAATTTAAGTCTAAGAGAATACATAGATTCTCATATAGGTCTAAATGTGTAAATGGTAATATTCAGTATTGTAATAAGTATATTAAACTTCCGAAATTAGGTATGGTAAAGACGAAAAACAAGTTAATACCACAAGGAAGAATACTTAATGCTACGATTTATCAAGAACCAAGTGGAAAATATTATGTATCCCTTTGTTGTACTGACGTGGAAATAGAACCATTAGAAAGAACAAGCAAAAGTATTGGTATAGATTTAGGAGTTAAGGATTTCTGTGTTACAAGCAGTGGTGAAGTGGTTGAAAACCCTAAATACCTCAAAAAGTCACTAAAGAAACTGGCTAAGTTGCAGAAGAGATTATCCCGAAAACCAAAGGATAGTTCTAACTATAACAAGGCTAGAATTAAAGTGGCAAGATTACATGAGTATATTACCAACCAAAGGAGAGATTTTCTACAAAAATTATCTACAACATTGGTACGAGAAAACGATGTTATTTGTATCGAAAGTCTTAATGTGGAGAATATGATTAAAAATCACAACCTCGCTCGTAGTATTGCTGACGTATCATGGTCGGAGTTTGTTAGGATGTTAAAATACAAAGCAAGATGGTATGGAAGAACTGTGGTAAATGTAGATACATTTTTCGCTAGTTCCCAAATCTGCAGTGTTTGTGGATGCAAGAACGAAGAGGTGAAAAATCTTAGAGTCAGAGAGTGGACTTGTCCTCATTGTGGTACTCATCACAATAGAGATGTTAATGCATCTATCAATATTCTAAATGAAGGATTAAAATTATGAAAAACAACAGAAAAAAATATAAACCTAGGGTCGGAACATCCCGAAGTTACGCCTGTAGAGATGTAAAAGTCGAGGAAGCAGGAATCTTATGAATTTAATTATAGGAGGTTCAATGTTGGTTAGCGGTATTATACTAGCCTTACAAGACTATAAAGAGAGAAAAGTAAGTGCCATACTTTCACTGGGTTTTATTATTGTTACATGTTCATATTTCAGTATTGGTATTGCATTTACGATTGCATTACTATTATTGTGGCTATATACAGTATTAGTAGATAAACCAATAGACAACTGTTTCTTATTCCTAACTGTATTTGCACTTATGACCTCTCACCACTTAATACCTAACTTATTGACCGGTACATTATTATGGTATATATTCAGTGGTGAAGAAAAAGTACCATTTATTTTTGTATGTAATATTTTAATAATACTAACAGTTATTTTAGGGTAGAAATATAATGGAAAACATTTTGTGAGACTATGCTCGGTTAAGAAATTATTTGTTGTTTCACAAGTCTTAGGTTAGAGAAATCTAACCTACGTTGAGTTAGAGAACCATAAGGTTACCCACCTACGGTTGTCGCCTTAGACCGTTGCTCTGAGTCTGTACATTAAGTTGGAAGGATAGCATTGAGTTCCTGTGTGTACAGATTAAAAACCCAATTCAACATTGACGAAAGGAAGTCCAATACTTGTTTCGGTAATAGAAATGAGTTAGGCACTACAGTCTAGTGAGTACTGAATTATATTAATTGAAACTCACTAAAATTAGATACGAAAGGAGTTAAAACGTATGTTCGTATATGTTTTAGACAAGAATGGACAACCACTTATGCCAACACAACGTTTTGGCAAAGTTCGTAGGTTACTAAGAGATAAAAAAGCAAAAGTAGTAAGAAGTTGTCCATTCACAATTAGGTTGTTGTACGAACCTAAAACTAAAATCATACAAGATGTGGTACTTGGAGTCGATACTGGTTCTAAACACGTAGGTGTAGCCTGTGTTGGAAATGATAAAGTATTGTATCAAAGCCAAGTTAAATTGCAAGATAATATTAAAAAGAAGATGGACCGTAGGCGTGCATTTAGACGTAATCGTAGAAACAGAAAAACTAGATATAGAAAAGCAAGATTTTTAAATCGAAGAAACTCTATTAGAAAAGATAAGTATTGTCCTACAATTGTTAGCAAATGTTACGGACACGAGAGAGAAATTGAGTTTTGTAAGAAAATTTTACCTATCAAAAATACAGTTTTTGAAACAGCAAAGTTTGACACTCAGTTAATGGAAAAACCTTGGCTACAAGAACATAAGTGGGCATATCAAAAAGGTGTAAACTATGGATATGAAAATGCTAGAGAACATGCTTTGATTAGAGATAAGTACACTTGTCAATGTTGTGGTAAGAAAAATTGTAGAGTAGAAGCACATCATATTGTGTTCAGAAGCAAGAATGGTAGCAATGATTTAAATAACTATGTTACTTTGTGTGAAGATTGCCATAAAGCAGTTCATTTAGGTAAAATAGACTTGAAGTTACAAGGTAAACGTAAAAGTAATCTAAGACATGCAACTCAAATGTCTACCATAAGATGTATGCTATTAAGGAAATATCCTAATGCTATTGAAACTTTTGGGTTTGTAACAAAAGCCAATAGAGAAAACTTAGATTTACAAAAAGACCATTACCTAGATGCCTGTGTAATAGCAAGTGGTGGACTAGAGTTTGAACAATCTGATATAGTTTTCTATAAATATATAGTATCAAAGGGGGATTATAAACTAACAAGAGGTGCTCGAGGGGAACAAAAACTCCCAACGGGTAAAGTACGTGGTTTTAGAAAGTTTGATAAAGTTAGATATTTAGGAAAAGAATATTTCATTAATAGTCGAATGAGTAGTGGGTATGCAGGTCTTATGAATATTTTTGGAGATAATGTTGATTTTAGCTTTATGCCTAGAGGGGCAAAGACGCTAAAATTATCAAATTGCGAATGATTATCAGCAAGGGTAAGCTGTTTATGTGCAAGTCTACGAATCTAATCACCACTGTAATAAATACCCTTGCCTTAAAGATTTTAGATAGTGTGGAGTTCGTAGAGGAAAGAGTTTCTCTTGGATGTGTAGGTAATATTTTAATTTTAGTTTCTATCTTGGGAGGATAATAAGATGTTAAATGTATTGTTACAGAATTTATATAGTTGGGTAATGGCAGTTCCTACTAATCTAATTATTATTGTAGTAATTGCCCTTGCCTTAAAGATTTTAGGTAAATCATTGAAAGCAGTAATCGAGTTAATTATCTGCTACTTCTTAATCTGCTTTATTTTAGGTTTATTTGGTATCACACTTCCACCACTTCAAGATATTGTGGTTTGGTTTATTAACTGGGTTAAATTCCTCTGGATGTCATTTGTTGGCTAGATTTGACAATGTGAGCAGAGTGTGGTATGATAACCACAGAGGAAAATTAACATGAAAAAACATTTTGAAGAGTATACACAAATCTTAGAATTAGCAAGCAAGATTGGAAATAAAGAAATTGCTAACATTGTCCTTGATAATATTTATGAAGAGATGTTAGATAGAGAAATCCACACTTATGCACAGGCAAGTATGATTGTTGAAATTGTTAAATGTAAGAAGAAAGTTGTTAAATAACCATTGACATCTTTCTTGATATGTGATAACATTTAGGTGTAATTCAGGAGGATATATTCTATGATTGAAGTGGGTGTGCAGGAAAAGATTGTTGAATTTGAGATTCCAGTATTTGAAAGTGCTGAAACATGTGTGGTAACAGAGTTTGAAGATAACGATGTAGAAGAGTTGGAAGTAGAAATTCCAACATTCATGAGAGGTTAGTTCTATGTATGTAATCAATGTGGCAGGAAAGAATTTGAATTACCAGTGGGAATTATTTGTACCAGAAAATGTTGATGCAGATAAGTACATCAAAGAATGGCTAAAAGCTGAATACGGAATTGATGATACTTATTATATTACCTACGGAAAGATGAGTTAGGTTTTCTAACTCTCTTTTTGACAGAAAGGAATTGGGAATGGTTAAATATTATATTGGATTTACATTATCTAGTAAGATAAATGACTATGATGAAGCAAAGAAATACTTAGAAGATGCTGATATGACAGAAATCCTATTAGATGAAACAGATGTTAGTCAGTTTAAGGATAAGATTGTTAATATCTCATGGCGACTTGTTGATAGCTGGATAGGATATATTGTCTTGACAACAAAGGAAGAAATGTCAGATAAGGAATTAGAAATCATTAGTGATTGGGTAGATACTCAGAACTCAGATGGTCTTGGAGAGGGATTCTCTGGTCAGGACTTTGCCTTTGATAAGGAAAATGATGAATATGCTGGTATTACTACTTATTACGATTGTAAGTTCACTAAGTTTGACTAGGAGAGAATTATGAAAAAGATAACATTCAGATATAGAGATTCGTACTCTGATTGGGAGTGGCGAACACAACGTTGTATCGTTTCCTCGGTGGATGAGTGTATCAAAATCTATGGACTTAATGATGGTTCAGTAGACTATGAAATTTTAGAAGTAGAAGATTGTTAAAAGGAGAAAATTATGTTAAAAATTCTTGAAAAGTTTAGGAGTTTAATCGCATTACTCGCAGTAGTACTAACAGTGTTTGGTATTATGATGGTTATGGTCGAGATGGGTGGTTCTGTTCTATTAGTGGGTGTATTCTTACTTCTATTTGCAGAACTATGTGAAATTTCAGTAAAACTTAACAAGTAGATGAAAGAAAGTTGAGGGGACTACTAAAGTCCTCTTTTTCTTTTCTGTATGGCTTTGTTTTGCGCAGGAAATAGAATGATTATTACCTTAAATGATTGCCAAACCATTTAATGTTAAATCGCTCTCAAAACGCTTAAAAACAACCTTAAATCAAGTGTGTATCTTGCAAAGCAAACTACATTGTAATGCATACTATAATGTGATACATACTAGATTGTAATACATACTAGATTGCATTGCAACATAGTGAGTAATGCAACATATTGACAAAAAAGTGTGCTATGATATAATTATAGTGATTGCAAGTATATGGGTTGGGTGCCTATACAACTACAATCTAAAATTAAATATCGCTGTCAACATGAGAGGTGCGTACATCATGTTACTCTCACTTAAATAAACGATAAGTGAGATATTTTTCGCCGACAGTACTTTGTAAAATAGAGCGAATGCATAGATTAGCCATCCTATGTTGGTAAAGATAAGGCTCGTGGTAAGAAGGTTTCGTTGCATTTAACCTTCCCCGCAGACATGCAGTGCAGAAAAGTCAATCACTGCAAACCCACATCAAAAAAGGTCTATAGGCGAGGAACAGAAGTTCCCATTTGGTAGCCGTAGTAAGAAAAGTTCACAACTTTCGCATAAGTGTATCATGAGAGCTTATGTAAAAAACTCATATTTCACACTTTCATAAAGTGTTAAAATCCTGCTGGGTACGGAGTGTGGGAGAAATATGTTAGGGTAGTCCCCTAAAGATTAATGCAACTCTTATGAAGATAATGTACACCGTTCATACTCACACGTTTCAGTGTCATTCTTTAAGAAGTCTAGTATCTCTATTGTTCGGATAGGGATAAACTAGATTTCTTAACCAGTAGTTGTTCCCAATTCACCTCTCCGTTTCAGTGGTTGATGTTTAGAGTTTGTAATTAAGTGAATGGTTTACCGATAGGTTATGAAACACGAACGATTGATATAAATAGTTAAATTGATAAACAAGATAATTAATTATAAGTTATAGTTAAAGTAAAGGATTTAAGGATAAGAATGTCCTCAGCAATTGAAGAATAAAAATAATAACTGTGCAGTTGAATGTTATAAAAAGATAGTAAGATAAAAGTCTATACACTGAATGACTAGATAAAAAGTCTTATATAAGTAATATGACATGAAACTGGCACTATCGAACGAAGTGAACCAAAGTGAACGATGAGTGAGATACATCACTCTTTTTATTTGACTTTCTATAGTAAATTATGATATAATATATGTGATTGGTTTATTATAAAAAATTAAATAGATAGGAGATTTAAGTATGAGATATGCTCAATTAAGAGAAATGGATATTACAGACGGTGCCGGCATTAGAGTATCACTTTACACAAGTGGATGCCCTTATCATTGTGTGGGGTGCTTTCAACCAGAAACATGGAGTTATAGAGGTGGTAAGGAATATACTCAGGAAACAGAAGATAAGATTATCTCATTATGTGGTAGGTCTTATATTAAAGGTCTTTCTTTATTAGGGGGAGAACCTTTATCTATACAGAATTATAAACCTTTATTACATCTAGTACAGAGATTTAAAGAAGAATATCCAGATAAGGATATTTGGATTTGGTCTGGTGATGAGATAGAGAATATCCTACAAGATTGGAGAAAGAATATTATTGCTTATTGTGATGTTCTTGTGTGTGGACCGTTTATAGAAGAAGAAAAGGATTTATCATTGAAGTATTGTGGCTCAAGAAATCAAAGAGTAATTGACTTACGTACAGGAGAAGTATTGCCTGATTAACCCTTGACAAGATAGGGATAGGGTGATATTATTTATTAGGGGAAGTATTTCCCTGTCACACGCCCACGTAGCATCACGGATAGT